CCCCATACTAATTTCCGGAGCAGTTGTACGGATCAACCATGCTGCAGCTCGATAACGTAACATTTGGTCTGGCATTGTTTTCCATTTACTACCTTTCTTGTCGTACCACCCCTCTTGCTTGGCAATGGATATAGTAACTTCTGGGCCGTAGATAACTTCATCGCTGCCCTTTTCTTTTGTGTAGGCAATAACACCTTGGCTGTCCGTTCCTTTCTTGCCAGTTTCTTTATATTTGATAGCCTCAAAGCGACCACATTGATTGAATGTAGCTATCAAAAATTTACTGGACCAACCCGGATTGCCATACACAATGTATAGATTTTGCATAACCATTAAAGGTGATGCGTTCATACGTTGTGCCATTTCCAATGCAATAATTGCATTACCAATATTTTGCTCACCTTGGAATTGTTGTGGTACTAAAGATGAACCACAAAACATTTTTGCTTGTCGTTGTAACAATGCAAAGCCATCGGCACTTTGAAAACCCGGTAATGATTGTTGTTTTATAGCAACTTCGTTTGACATGTTAACCTCCATTAGATCATAGTTAATTCTTTAAAATCAGCGTCTACAACTAATTTGATTGTTTGGCTGTTACATTTAATAAAGTCTGTTACGGCCTCAGCATTATCAATGAATACAGGAGCAGTAACGTTATAGAACTTAGTTAACGCATTAATAATGTCGAGCCCTACATTCATACGAGCTGCATTATTCATGCTACGGTACGGAACACCTTTATAAGTTGTCTCGCAGCACTCCTCAATATTCCCATTGACTAGAACGTTGAACATTTTAAAACGAGCATATTCAAAATGGCTGTTGATACTTTCTTCCAACATATCCACCTTGGCTTTGACGAATTCATCAATTAAGAAAGATGTTTCATCAAGTAAATTCTTTTCTGCTGCCAGTTTTTGTTGTTGGTTTTCAAGTTCAATCACACGTTTTTGAATATCAGCATTTAACTTGTATTTATTGAGCTCAGTTTCTAATGCTGCACGTTTTTCTTTGACGGAGCTTATTTCCTCATCAAGTCTTGAGACTTCTTTGTCGTCAGCCTCTTCGCCCTCATCTAATTCAAGTAAGAATAATTCGGCTTTTAACTCTTTATAGTCCGGATCATCTTCGACATTAGGTTCTAAATAGCTTTCATATTCTTTGAACTTAGTTTCATAAACCTTGTTTTTGTCCTCAATTTCCTTAGTAAGCCCATCGGCTTTTACAAGTAGCACTTCTCGCTGTTCTTCATAGTTGGCTTTTAGCTTTTTTGCACTTTCAATTAGTGATTGCCATTCCTCCAACTTTGCAGCCTTTTCAGAATTGAACGCAGCCTCTAACTCGGCTTGCTTATCTTCTGGCAAAGGTTGTCCACAGGTAGGGCAAGCCTCTTTGTTAAATTCTTGAGCATTAAAGGTGTCGAACTCAGCCTGCAAGGTTTCAATTCGCTTACTTTCTCGTTCAATATCTTTCGCCAAGTCATAAGCCCTGTCGGTGTATCTATCGTGTTCACTTTCGATGATTTTTAATTGTGTCAATAAAGCCTCGTATTCGCCTCGTTTACGTTGCTTTTCTGAGTTGTAGATAGATAACACCTCGGACTGTCTTGCTTTCAACTGACGGCTAATTTCATCGATTTTAGAACGCTTTTCTGTGGAACTAAACCCATTAATAATAGTTGCCTTTTGGTTCTCTAATTCATTAATAGATTTATTTAAGGTTTCAATGTCAGTTGTTAGCTTGCTTTCACTTGCAGCTATATCCGCTTTATTTCTTAAAGCCTCATCGATACGAACTGGGATCATATCAAGTTCTTTGTTAATGGCAGTTTTCTTTGCAGCAACAATCTTGCGTTGCTCATCAACAGTTCTGCCATTTAATAACTCGGCCAATCGTGTGAGCTCTGAACGGCTATTGATAACTTCATCGTCCTTAATATCTCCGCTAATTTCTAACAGTAGCTTACGGCGGTTTTGCCATGAGTACTGCTCGTTAAAATATAAAGGGTTAGTGATTAACTTAAACACGTCCTCTGCAATAACATCATTGATATATTGCTTGTACTCCTTTTCTTTCACTGGCACTTCATTTATGAAGTAGTCAGTGGTATGACCTGTTAGTTTTGTGTCGCCACCACGTGGGCTGCTATACTTTTCACGATAAACACGTCTTAAAGTAAAGCTATTGCCATCATCGTTTAGGAACTCTGCCTCGACTTCATGATTAACCTTATGAATGGGCTCACCATTTTCAATGGTTTTAATTTCAAAATCGGCACGGTCTAAACTATCTTTGCCAAACAGTAGCCAACATAAGCTGTCGAACACTGTTGTCTTGCCTGTAGCATTATCGCCATAGATAGTGGCGTCTATTCCACCAAAGTCAAACTCGCTGTTTCTTATTCCTTTGAAGTTTTGCAAGTTTAATTTAAGTAATTTCATATTTTATGTTCTCCTTAGCTAACTTGTGCCTGCACATCAATCGTGCGTGGTTCAATTTCTAATTGATTGGCCCATTTAAGTACTGTATTATTGATGACTTTGTCCTTAGATACACATTGATTGCCAAACAATTTTGCCTGTACCAGTTTTGTAAACTTCTCATCGCCTTTTGACAATTCAAGGCATGCAATAGGTTTCATGTTATCGTCGGTAACAACAACAATGGCCGTATTGCCTTTCATAACTCTGTCTTTGTAAGATCCAACGCAATTGCGTAGCTCTTTACCTATCATCATTAAATCGGCTGCAGTTTTAGGCACCATAAAGTGCATACCATTCACATCGGCGTTTAACTCAGGAACTTTAGGCAAGTTTACGTCGCCGTATTCCTGTTTGTTATAGATGTTGATAAGTTCTGCATGTAAGTCTTTTAATTTAAACTTGTTGCCCCAAAACTTATCTCGATATTTCAACTTCAATTCGGAATACATTCTTACGCAGTCCTCAATGTCTCGAAAGTCCTCGGATAATATCCAACGCAATGCAGCTGGCTCGCCATATCTAGCAATCATTACTTGCCAAAATTCTTTTGAACCATTGATGTGTAACTTCATGGACTTTCTTATGTCCTTAGCACGTTGCACTTTTCCGCTATAGCGTTGTATATCACAATCTGGAACACCATATCGATTTAGTGTCATAATAGTTCGTCTGATGTTCTCATCGTTGAATAGCTTTAACACCTCAGACATACAAACTGCCAAAGGGTTATTTGCCATCGCCCTGCGTAAAGATCGACTGTCAGGAGATTTGCTTACAACTCGCATGGCCTCTTGGAAGTTCATTCCCTGTTTGGTTAGCTCGAACACATTATCACCAATAGGAATATTGATAACTCTGCTATATAAATGGCTATCATTCCAATACGATGCACAGCGATGTATATACGCTATGCTAGGCATATCTGGTGCAGCAATCTTTAATGCCATATTTAATAGCATCGTAAAGAAATATCCGCCCTCCTCGTTAGCGGAGGGTGATATATACACATCGGCTGCACTATAACCATAGGTAGCCAATAAACGTTTTTGGAACGCTACTCGTAGAACTCTGAATAAATCATTTAAAGGCTTTTTGTTAATACTGTGCATTGCGTAAGACTTACCGAAATACTTCAATACCTCCATAAAATAGTGTTCACGGATATATCGAGAAGTAAGATCAATTTTCTGTTTGTTGTAGTCAGTGTAAATGGCTTTCTTTTTCTTAAAGTCAAACCGTAATACCTCTTTGCGTGTTCCCTCATCAATAGAGGTTCCGTCCAGTCTCATTGTTAAAGCCCTATAGCTAATACGTAAGTCGATACAGTCTTTGAGCTCAACGACTTCTATGTAAGCATTTAATGGAATGAGGTGATCTTCATCACCTATATGCAATATTCTGTCTCGATATGGTTCACTATGATAACCACAATTAGGACAAGTGAAATACTTCGCAGCAGTTGTATAACCGTTGCTATAGTTATAATTGCGTTTCCATTTGCCGCCGAATGTGAAATTACAGTTAGTATGATATATAGTGGTGTAAGCTGCATCGTAGCGGCTTTCTAAAATCACACTATCGAACATTCTAGGTATATATGTTCTCGCTAATACCTCCATGACATTCGCCCCTTTTAATCAAACATATCGAACATATCTTCCGGAGTTTCCTCTACGGCTGGTTGAGGTTCCTCCACTACCTTTGGCGGCTCCTCTTTTTTAGTTTTCTTTTTAGTTGGCTTTGGAGTTTCATCTTTTGGCTCGTCAGCTTTATCTGCTTTCTTGGCCTCTTTTTCAACCAACTTAATGGCCTTTATGATGCTTTTGGAGACGGATATATTCGTCTCACAAAAGTCGATTGCACGTTGATACTCAATAGTGTTAGTTGGATCTAACTCAATCGCTTTTTGTAACACCTCAATTTGAGGTGTTACGTTATCAATTACTTGTTTAAAACTATTCACGTTAGACATTTGTTCGTTCTCCTATTTACCCATTAACGCATTAAGTTCTTGCATAATTTCTGGTGTTAAATCACCGGAATTAGGCTTACCATTAACACCATGATTACGGAATACATCGAGTGCAGCTTTCACACCCTCAGCACCTACATGTTTAAGCCAGTCTTTGAAGTCGTTCCAATATACCTGCGGATCAATTTCCGCATTTTCTATATCTAATTCGGTTTCTGATGGCTCCTCAACTTCTTCCACCTTAACCCCTACAGGTTCGCCATCGAAGTTTGTTACAGGAACTTCTGCAACTTCCTCGACTGGTTCTACCACCTCAACAGGTTCCGGCTGAGTTTCTTCAACTACCTTTGGTGTAGTTTCTTGTTTAGGTTCTTCTTTTACTTCTTTTTTAGGCTCCTCTACAACTTTTACCGCTAACTCCTCAATAGTTTTAGGGTTCATAAGTTCGTTATACTCAGCAATTTTTTTTGCCAAGTCTTTAGGGCCTTTAAATTCGATTGTGAATGTATTCATGGTTAATTCTCCTTATATTCGTACTCAAAGCTGATACTATTTCGTTCAGCATTTAAAAATAAAACTATATTGTGATAAGCAGGCGTTTTAGAGTTATCGCCTGCAACATTTGTAAACTTAATTCGCTTAGTAGGTATATATACGCCTATCCGTGTACGGTGGAATAATTTATGCCTTTGTACCCCCCCCCAGTGTATCTATAGGCAATAACAGTACACTGGGCTTGCCAAGATCAATGCAACGTTCAATGATTTTATCCTTTATGCTGTAAGGTGGGTTGGTAATGAGATAATCGAACTCATAATGCTTAGTTAAGAAATCTCGTATACCCCATATAGCATGTTTGTCATATTCTGCAGTAATGATCTTTGTAAACTCACTTTCAGCGGTATCAAATGGCAATAATATTCTGTCTCCAATTTTAGGAGGGAATACTTTGAGCATTGTTCGTACTACATCCGATGGCGTGTACCACTCATCGGAATAAGAATTATTTATAAGTGCCTGCTTGGTTGCCATTTAACACCCCTTTACGAAATAAGAAATACAATGTATATTAAAGTTGGTTAATTTAATTAAGGGCTGTTACTCAAATTTGAGTGGCGGCCTTTTTTCTTTGTTTAGCTCGAATTCTTAAATAAGATGTATGGCAGTCTTTACATACAGTAACGACCTTGCCAATTCCAGTATTGTATAGGCTATACGTTGTAGCTGGTGTCAGCTTGTAGCCACATTGATAGCAACGTTTTACCATTTCACCAACACCTCGCCTGTAACCCACCATGTGAGCATGCTCATTACTACAAATAGAAATACGGAACCGAATATAAAGCCCTCAACAATATCTGCGAATTGAGGTAATGCATTTGCTCGTCTCAATTCTCGTTTTTCTCGATAAGTCATGTTCATTTTTTACACCTCCATAAGTTGCAGCATACCTGCTGTAGTAGTTCGTATGCTTTCTTTTAATTCTTTCAATTCCCTTTTTAGCTGTTCATTCTCAGCCACTAACTCGGCATATTTTGTTGCCGTAAACTCTTTGTCATACTTAGCTAGTGCATGCACTCCCTCCTTACTAAATCTGACGCCAGGCACGTCTGATAATTGAATTAGTTTACCCTCGTCTCGGAGCTGATATACTGCGGATGTAGATATTTGAAAGAGTTCCGCAACCTCTTTCACGGTATAGACCAAACTCATAAGCCAAGCACCTTTTTGACCTCGTAACATCTATCTAGGTATGCTCTGACAACGTCTAAACTCCATTGCAGATCATCTGTTTGGTCAGGACATTTTTTAAAACGTTCTAAAATATCTTTTTCAGCACGTTCATGTCGAATTATGCTACGCTCGAATTCTTTTACTGTTTCACCCCATTTTGTGATTTGAATAAGCCCATAATGCTCGAACATGTATTCAACATGCTCCATACTTGCGAACTCCCAAAACTCTTTTGCAGTTTTCTTCATGATTAATTCTCCTTGTTATATTCATCAATTAACTTTTGAAGTTCGTTATTAGGTGCGTCTGCAAAATCGCTACATAAAGTGTCTGCACATTTCATAGCCTGTTCTTTGCCATTCATGTCGTATACTAGGTTAAATTCAAGTTGCCATAATTCTTTGAATAGGTTTTCTCTTACTTCATTGTGTGTCATGTTCATTCTCCTTTGTTTACGTTTAGTAAACATTGATTATAAAAAAATATCCTGCATATTTAACTGATTATCAAGGTGGCGAAAGAAATCATATAATTTTGCCATTTCATCAGGCTTGAACTGTCTTTTGCCATTTTCCTTTTGATTGTATGTAGACTTGTGTAAGCCTAACATATTAGCCATTTCTAATTGTGTATAACCATATTTTTGGCGAAGTTTAGAAAGTTCTTTCATGTATCCACCTCCTTATGTTCACCTCTTGTAAACTTCTTATGAGCTTATTATAGTTCACAAAATGCATACCGTCAAATAAACTTTTTATAAAAGTTTGCATATTGTAAGTTTACATTTTGTTTACAATTTAATATGATAGCTATAGGAGGTATGCAATATGAAAACTTTAGGACAACGCATACAAGAATTGCGAAAAGATAACCAATGGACTGGTGAGGAGTTAGGTAAAAAATTAAATGTGGCGAAGTCTACAGTATCACTATGGGAAAGTGGTGCTCGTACACCTAGCACGGATATGCTAACAGATATTGCAAAGTTATTTAATGTATCTATTGACTACCTTTTAACTGGTTCAGTACCTACGCAAGATGGTTATTATACAGATCCTGAAGTTGCAGCATTAGCGGAGGAGATTAAAAATGACCCTGAACTAAGGCTATTACTTAACGCAAAACGTAATTTATCCAAAGAGGAAATGCAAGCAATAATAAATATAACTAAATCGTTATTACAAAAAGACTAGGGAGAGTTATTTTGATTAATACAATATTTAGTGATAAGCTGCCTGCTGCTTGCGGTGGGTTCGTTAGAAAGAATGAGGACGATAGCTATACTATTGTTCTGAACGCTAACCACTCATACGACCAGCAACGAGCGACTTATAAACATGAATTATCGCATATCATTAATTGCGACCACGATAAGCAAGATCATATTAATTTTATAGAACATATTCGCCATATATAACAAAAAAGCACCCTTTTATGGGTGCTTAATTTATAACTATTATGACGAACATATGAACGGAGATACTATGCAATACAATATGACAATACGCAGAAAAAATAAGGGTTATCAAGTTATTATATCGTTTAAAGATGGACGAAAATGGCGTCAAAAGTCAAAACAAGGCTTTGACACTAAACGAGATGCCAAGATGTACGGACTTAAAATAGTAGATAAATTAAAAAGTACAGTAATAACCATTGATAGTAGTAAAAGCGACATAACATTCCTGCACTTTTATAATATTTATATCAATGAAAAGGCTAATATTACAGAAAACACACGCAGAACATATAGCACCATTATAAATAGCTATTGCCAATCGCTTTTGAATAAAGCTATAAGTGAGATAACTCATCAAGATATAATACAACTACTAAACGAACTGCCTAGATCATCGGCAAGCAAAAACATATGCCTGGTGCTTTTAAAATCGATATTTAATTATGCTATAACCCCTTATCGAATAATTAGCCATAGCCCTTGTGCAGCAATTAAGCGTTTCAAGTCAAAGGCTAATAACTCACCATCGACAATCAGCCAAAATGATATGAATTTGCTCCTGTATGCCATTAAACGTAAACACCCTATGTATTACCTCCTATGCAGCATAGCACGTTATACAGGGGCAAGATATGGTGAAATTTTAGCACTTACATGGGACGATATAGATTTAGTCAATAATACTATATCTATATCAAAACAATGGACATGGCTTGGTAACGCTGGGTATGGGTTTAGTCAGCCAAAAAGTCGCAATAGCATTCGTACTATTCCTATACCTGAGATATTAGTTGATGAATTAATATGGCATATTGGTAAAGGTAATGAGCGGCTATTCCCATTTAAGACTAATCGCAGTTCGCCACTTAATAGAGTGATACAACGATACTTGCCGGATAAGTCGATACATTCTTTCCGCCATACCTATGCGACCACTTTACTTGCCAATGGTGTAGATATTCAAACTGTAGCCAGTTTACTCGGCGACAAACTCAATACGGTTATGACTACTTATATACACTATTCAGACGATATGAGAAAGCAAGCAACGAACCACATAGCAAGCATATTTGGATAGTATTTTTGCCGTATATATGACGAAAACAGCCTAACCCCTTTTGTATCAAGGATATAGGCTGTTTTGTTTATAACTATATAATTATACGATTATTACTATCTCACTTTCAATACGCTATTATATTTCACATTAAAAGTATGGCCAAGCAGTTATATATAATATTATTTTACATTAAATACGATTATTTGCTTTCATTATTTGCCGTTTCGTTTGCCGTATCAAGATTGAACGTAATTCTAATTAATTCTGATACGCTTATTTGCCGTTCAGAGGCTATCTTTTTTAGTGTCTTATATTCTTTATCATTCAATGAGATAACCCTTTGTTTTCGTCGATTTTCTGCACCTACAGTAATAGGAGCTCCGGCCCCCTTTCGGAGACCGCCCCAATTTCTATTATTTGTCATTATATAACCTCAATTCCTGTTTTTGTTATTTCAAGATCAATAATATGTCCTTGCGGATATATTATTATAGTCTGACTATCTATATACCTATAATCTTTAAAGTGATGAGCGTAGTCATTAAGCATTGTTATTTTGTACATTATATCACCTTTATTTGAAAGTCTTTGCAATCATATCATCGATAATAACATTTGTTGTTTCATATTCTGTATCGGTTATTTCACCATTCATATATAGAGAATATACATGATTAATATATGTGGTTAATTCTCTATATGTAGTTATTTTAGCAAGCTGTATTTTACGTTTTATGATACGAACTAGAATGTCGGATAGCTCGTCTGAGGTTATCATTCCGTTGGCATGGAGTTCTGTATACTTATCTAGTGTATTATTCAAATCAATAACGCTTGTTTGATTTTTAATCATTTTCATGTTTATATCTCCTCCAAGAAAATGTTTCGCATAGCCTGAATATCTTTAATTGTAGTTTTATTTTCTTCTACTTCTTCAACCAATTTTGTTGCAATAAATATTGAGGTTGATAAGTTTCTACCACAATTTAATAAATGTTTTTTTACTGCTAGGAATAAATCTTGTAATTCGTCTTTTCTAGTTTTCATGGTGTTTGTCCTCCTAGTAAATCAAGTTAGCTTTCAAAAGTTTTGTATATAATTCATCTACAGTGTTTGCCACCGCATATAGTTTGTTAGTGTGAATGCTAAAACATTCATAACCAGTTCTGAACTTTTCAACTGCTAGATGTTGGTTTTGTTTAATCAAGATATTGTTTAATTCTTGTAGTGTCATTTTGTAAGCCTCCTTGTAGCTTAATCACTTCTTATCTTGATTACATTATATAATTTATTCTTGTTTAAGTCAAACGTTTGTTCGTAATTATTGCAAAAAAAATAAGGGCACCTACTGTAATAGTAAGTGCCCTATATTTAACTAACAAAAGTTGTCTGCATATCCACCTCTATGCAGTAAGGAGATATTGGATCACCTCCGTCTATCTACGCAACACACCTGCAAGGAATAATGCAGCATTACTAATTGCCCATGTATCACGTTGCCGGCGTAACCTTTGTTCTGTTCGTTTATTATTCTTTATTTCCGCTTTCAACTCGTTCGATGATGCGTAAGCTGCGTCCAATGAGTTCGCTTGCTTGGTTGTTAGCTCCGATGCTTTCGCCAACTCTTGCCCCTGTTTCTCGTTGATAGCTTTGAGCTCGGCCAATTCCTTGCTCCGTTCTTCGTTGATAATCTTCAATTCGTTCAATTCGGTCGCTTGCTTGGCGGTTAAGGTCTGAGCCTCGTTCAATGACAAGTTTGAGCTCTTGATTAAGGCGTCTGCTTGTATCAAGTTCCCTTTGAGTTCGTTCCAACTTGTCAATGGCACGGTTATAGTTTGCTCTTGCGGTGAAGTAGCCGTCAATGAGTTGGCATGCACCAATGAGGAGCAACACACAACCACAAATAAGAATAAGCCGCTTAACAGTAATTTGAGATTTAACTGCTTTGATGTAGTTCGTGATTTTCTCATACATACATAGCCCCCTTTTTTAATCAAGATCAGACCAACGTGCTGCATAGCCCCTAACATCAACATGTACGAAGTCTTGGTTATAATATTTGCCAATACCATCAGCACCACATTCTTCGGCAATTTGTGCAAGATAATCAACATCAATGCCGTCGTAAGTAATATCAGCCGCCAAGCCTTGCGTATGGTAAGAATTAGGCACACCGCCAACTTCCTCGTTATGAGCCTCGCAACGATAGCCACTATTAATAGTAACAGGAACGCCCAAGCGTTCACGGATAGCGTCCAATAAGTCCACTAAACGCTTGTCAATGATATGGTCTAACTTATTGTGGCCATTCTCATCGACCTCATGTCTATTACAACTACAAGCGAACTCAAAATCATCAAAATATGCACCAATTTTCATTATATACACCTCTTTCAAATTAAAAGAGGGCTACTATATGCAGCCCTCATATAAAACGTTATTTTTTTAATAATGCGTCAACCTTGCTTTGTACTAATTCCAATAGACCTGAAATAGTACTATTGCCACCGTCTCGCATATTTTCCAATATAGAAAGGAACTCAACGGAGCCAAGATATAGCCACACCAAATTGACTGCAAACGCATAATTGCCTGCCATAAAATCAAAGCACCATGCACCGGCAGTAGCTAGGCAATATGTTAATACCTTTGTTACAAAAGGTTTTCGCATGTGTTTTGAATTAATAAGCCCTTTACCCCATGCAGCAGGAATGGCGATATATTTATCGTAGCCGCTGATATTGTCTGGGTTAGCCCCCATATCAATGAGCATTTGATAGCTAATAGCCGCCCAACGTGTGATAAGGTCTAGGAATACCAGTATAATGAATATCCCTAGCACTTGCACATGTTTGAGCCCTAACATGTATATGCCAACCTCTGCCACCACTGCGAGCAAGGCTTTCACGGCGAATGACTCTGTCAGCATTCGCCATGCCTCGCATAAGAAATCTGTTATTACTTGCATTGTTCCCCTTGATATTAATCTTAAAGTCCTTCTTCGTAAGTTGCGCCATTCCATTCGAGGGAGTATTGTAATTTAACTTGAACACTTCGCTCTAATGTATTAACCGTTACAGTACCTAAGTTATAAGAAGTAAGATCAAAAGATACATTTTGCGGCTGTTTAATGATAAATGTTAAGCCGTTATATTTATTGGCTGTAGTGTCATTATCAGTGATTGTTTTCTTGGAGTCGCTAATAATTTCGAGTATTTCAATATCTCGCTTATTCCATTTACCTAACCAGTTAAAGGAACCGCCTTTATAATCGTTCAAACGTAATACTACTTTTCGGCCAATTTTAGCAAATTTCGCACCGGATGTGTCTGTGTAAGTTTCCTCTGCCTCAGTAGGTTCAATGCCTTTAATGGAAATCACACCAATTTCTCTATCTGCTAAATCGTAGTAAGTGCAGTTAATATCGTCCTCACCGAATGCAGGAATTTGAACACGCATATTATCTGTTACAAACTCTTGTTTCGCACCGCCATTGATAGCTACTTTAAAATGAGGCTCGCCTTTAAGGTCTAGGAATGTTTGGCCTTGTATTGGCTGGATATATTCAAGAGGTTTAGGCACAAAATTATTATAACAATTAGAGAGCTCAACAACTTTCATAAGCACTGTATCCACGCTCGCATCTTCGAGCCAAATATTATGCTCTTTTAAGAATTGAGCTGTTTTT